GCAATGGCATCATTCAGCTTAATTTGGGCTTTTTCCACGTTTGCTGTTGCGGTCTGCACCTGAGTGGAATCGGTGCTGTATTTTTCAAGAGCCTTGTTGTAGGCAATTTGTGCTTTTTCCAAATCCAGCGTCTTGCTTTCGACTTTTGCCTGTGCTTTGTCAATTTCTGCTTGGTCGATAACATTGACGGTTTCGGTCGTGATGAGTCCGAGAGTCTCCATTGCCGCTGCCTGCTGTTTAGTAGGCTTTACCAGATTGACGAGAGCATTTTTCAGCGAGTTGCCGGCGGAAGAACCCTTGATACCTGCATTTGCCATCAATCCGAGGGCAATTGCCAAATCCTCCACAGATGCACCCATTGAACCAGCAACAGGTGCACAATACTTGAAAGATTCGCCTAACAGCGACACATTTGTATTTGCGTTGGACGATGCCGCCGCAAGGACATCAGCGAAATGTCCGGAATCTTGAGCCGACATTCCGAGAGCCGTAAGTGCGTCCGTAACAATATCAGAAGTGGTAGCGAGTTCCTCACCGGAAGCCGCCGCCAGATTCATGATACCCTCGATACCATTAATCATGTCATCAGCTTTCCAGCCCGCCATTGCCATATACTCAAATGCCTGCCCTGCTTCACTCGCTGAATATTTGGTCTGACTGCCCATTTCACGAGCCTTTGCACGGATAATATTCATTGCCGTTTCGGTGGAGTCTGCTCCTTCCTCAAAAGCAAGCCCCATTTCTTCGGCACTTTCCACGATAGCAGGCAAATCCTCATCAGCGACTTTGCCGGAAATCGCTCCCACTTTGGACATTTCGGCATCAAATTCCGCACCTGTTTTGACAGCAAGAGTTCCCAGCCCTGCGACAGCACCCGTGACAGGCATCAGCTTTTCACCGACACCGGAGATTTTATCGCCGACTTCCTGCATTTTCTCACCGACAGCAGACATTTTGGAAAGAGCTGCATTGGAGTTATTCGCTTCCTGCTGTAAATTCTGGAGTTCCTGCTCAGTTTCGATGATTTCACGCTGTAAGGCATCATACTGTTCAGGGGAGATTGGATTTCCAAACTCATCAGAAACATCTTTTGCAGACTGTTTCAGGGCTTTCAATTCGTCAGATGTCGATTTAATTTCATTTTGCAGTTGGTCGTATTTTTCCTGTGAAATTTCGCCTTTTGCAAGCTGTTCATCAGCAATTTTTGACTGCTCTTTTAGGTCATGCAGTTTGGTTTCTGTTTCACCAATTTTCTGCTTGATGGGGTCATATTTTGATTTCCAGTCGTTATAATTATCTTTGGTTTGAGCTGCCTGTTCGCTTGCTCTTTTGAGAGTTGCAAGTTTATCGATTGTGGAGGTGACAGCATCAGCAAGAAGCCTCTGTTTCTGAGAAAGCAGTTCTGTATTTGTCGGGTCGAGTTTGAGCAGACGTTCTACATCTTTCAATTGAGACTGAGTGCCTTTGATGTCCTTGTTGACACCTTCCAGTGCTTTTGATAATTTAGTCGTATCACCGCCAATTTCGACGTTGATACCTCTGATTCTTGTTGCCATATGCTTTCACCTACTCTCTTTTGAAAAAATACTTGACAAAATCCCACATTGTGGTGTATACTGGATATATATCACAGATGTATATCACCATCTATCGAAATCATTTTGTGTTGCCAGAGACGGGTAATCAAAATCGTCGTTTTCCTTTTCGATGAACATATCATCAATTAGCCCGATGGTAAGCAGTTCAAGCTCCTGCATGGAAAGTCCCAACTGCTTACACCGGAGAAGAAACAGCGGAGTTGTCATTTCCCTGTCAACTGGGCGAGCTTTTTTTTAGATTCCGCCTGTGTCTGGATATTCAAGCCCCATAATTCGATAAGTTTCGGGAGAACCTCATAAATTGAAAAGACATTGAAGCTTTCCAGCCAGTCATTCGGGTCATCAGGGACATTTTCAGGGTCGGCATGATGAGCCATTGTCCATGCGAGATTTTCAAAGACCTCCAGACTTTCAATATCCAGACCGGATTCACGGGGTACAGAATTTTCCTCTGTATCTTCCGGAGTATCGGCTTTTTTCTGTTCATTGACAGACTTCTGCAAAACAGCAAAATCCTTGTAAATGTCTCGCTGGAACTTCATTCTGTAAAGGCGAGGCACAGCCGCACTCGCCTTGAAAGGAACATCAATGCCGTCAATGTTGATAATTTTTTTAATAGCCATGTGAAATTCTCCTTATGCATTTGTTTTTGTGGATTTGGTCGTTGTCTCTGCCGTGCTGATATTCGGAATATACACGGACTTGTACCAGTTGTTGTAAGTTGTTTCATCTGTCTTTTCGCAGGTTTTGCACTTGACAAGACCATTCGGCAGGGCAGTCGATTTGAGGGAGAGCGTTTCCGTCTTAACTTCGGTGGATTCCTCTTTGGTGCTACTTTCGGTCTTGGGACGGGATGCGGAACAGCAGTACAGCACATGACGGATTTTGTTCTTGTCGCCCTCAAATTCAAACAAGAGTGCGAATTGTGCCAGTTCTGCGTCATTTTTCTCAACCAGAACGCCCTTGTCGTCCAGAAGTTCGCCGAGAATTTCCATTGCAAAATCAGTTGTGACAAGTGCGACTTCGAGGTCGCCCTCATAACCGGCATTATTATTGATGACGAAATACACCACGTTGTCGGCATAGAAATTCGATGCCTCACCGCTTGCATCAACCGAGAGTGAAACTGCACCGGGAAGTCTGACAGGCGTTGCGAATGTGGGAACACCGTCATCAGACCATGCTGTAATTTTCGCATAATGCACCATGTTCAAGCCGTATTTAACCTTATTCTTTTTGAGTGCCATAAGTTATACCTCCAGTTCATAGAGAATCTCGTAGAGCCGTTCCGACTCTATCCAGATTTCGGATTTTTCATAAAAAATGTGATGCTCCGTGAGAATATCTTCAATGATTTGTTCCGTTTCAGGGGATTTTCTGTCGGTATACAGTTCAATATCAAGCTGTTTGAAACTGTGATACATCAGATTATCCGCACCGAATGTATTCTCTTTCGGAGACAAAAAGAGCAGAAAAGGCGGGTCAGGTGACTCGCCCTCTGCAAAATGATGATAGGCATACGGAAGATTCGTTTCCATCATCATTTCGTTGATTTCTTCGTAGGTCATGAGATTGCCTTTCTGATAAGTGTTTCGAGCAGTTCTTCGCCGTTTTTCTCGGCAGGAGCGATATGAGGCTTTCCCTGAACACGACCGCCCCCACGTTTGGCATGACCTTTTTCAAGAAGATGTGCCAGCCTGTAGCGGTTGCGGCTGTGAACTGTCATTTGCAGATTGTGGCTTGTTTCCCTGACTTTCGAGGAAGTCCAGCTTTTTGCATAAGCACCTGTGCGTTTTGGAGCATTGGCAGAGATTTCCTTTTTGACGGAAGTCGCCGTTTTTCGGACAGCCTTCTTCATTTCGTCATCAGCAAGCTCACTGTATTCCTGCAAGCCTTTCATAACTTCCGCAGCCAGATTATCAATAGATGTCATCTTTCGCACCTGCCTCATGAATTTCGCAGGTTATCATCATATATCCACCTTTTGCAAAGTCAACCTGCACAGAAATGATATTATAAATTTTATTGCGGAATAAAATTTTATGTGTCGTAGAATTGATGTAGTACAGATTCGGACTCTGACGAACTGTGAAAACAACCGTCCTGATTTCCCGTGTTACCCCCGTATCTGTCTTTTCGGAGGAACTTTGCAGATTTCTGATTTTCACCTCTGCCCAGCATGAAACAATTTCTTCCCAGACGTTCAGGTGGTTGCCGATGCTGTCAGTTTTTGCATGATTTTCAAGAATAGTAATTCTCTGGTTCATGTTTCCGATTTCCATCAGACAACACCCTCCCTCTGTTCAAATAAAATCGCTCTGAGCTGTAGTGTCAGTTTCTTAAAGTCCGCAGTATTGCGGTTTTCGTAGAGGTAGGACACCGTGAACAGCATCGCCGTTCTGGTGGTGTCCTCATTCTCCTCAAATTGTTCTTCTGTCATTCTGCCGACATCCATACAGAGTTTTTTGGCAGTCAGCAGTAAATCAGAAATCAGCCTGTCGTCCTCATCAAAATCCACACGAAGATAGTTCTTAGCCTCTTTCAGCGTAATCATGAAGATTTCTTAATGCTGAGGACTTTGACAGCCTCCGGTAGAATCAATTTTCCGTCAACACGCTGTGATGCAAGGAAACCAATCTGACCGTTCATAGCGAACAGTTCATTCAGACGCTTCATGCTTCTGCCCTGTCTGTCAGCGATCCAATAATATGAGAAATCGCCGAAAGCAATAGGTTTCTGATTTGCGGCAAGTGCAGGAGCATACACGGAAGTCACATACGGACGGTTCAGAATCGTATCCGGCTGACCGACAGTCACGCTGGGCTGCCAGATATAATTTCCGGTGGAATCCTTGAGCTTGCGGAGAACCTTGATAGTCTGCTCATTCATAATCCATACAGCCTTTTTGCGGTACGGACTTTTCAGCGAATAGAACAGTTCAATAACATCATCAAACGTGATGTTTGCACCTGCTGTTGCACCGATTTCCGCACCGCCGGTCGCATTGAAAATGCCAGTCGGTTTTCCCTTGCCGTCACCGATAAGGAATGCTTCTTCTTCCTTTGTGCCGATTCTTCTTGCAAATTCCTTAGCAATGTATGCCGGAAGGTCAAAAACGGAATCGTTGAGCAGTTCTTCGGAGATTTTAATAGCCGTGCCGACTTTGTAGGCAGACAGCGAAATCTGACCGAATGCATCATCGGAGAGAGAATAGGCTTCTTCCTCTTCCATCCAGACCGCTTCGCCTTTCTGCGTAATTACGGGGATTTTTCTGTCACCGCTGGAAGTCTGAATTCGTGTTGCAAGCGGACGGAATACATTTTCTTCTTCGAGGGCAGAAATCAGCTTTTTTTCAAATTCGTCCGGAACAAGAAATCCGCCTTCGGAATCCGTTCCGACCTG